CGATGAGCAGGGCGATCAGGGGGTTGGTCCAGGCGAAGGCGAGCCCAATGGCGGTGATCGCCACCACGAGGCGCACCTGGTTAGCGATGATCCAGCTCCCGAAGTCACGGGCTGCATCGCCGAGTTCCTGTAGGCCCTTCGCCATGATGCGGAGGGCCTCCACCAGTTCGTCCTTGTGCGCCCTCAGCCAGTCCTCCATAGCCTTGGTAGCCTCGGTGATGCGTTGGGTGAACCGCTCTACGCCTGCCGTGAACGCTGGGGTACTGGTGAAATCAACGAGTCGCTGCATCCCCTTTGTCGCCATGTCGAAGAAGGGCTGCATGACCTGGCCGGAGATGATGCCGAAGGTGTCCTTGATGGTAGACAGCAGGCCGGCGAAGGTGACGCTCTGCTTCTCCATCATCCCGCCAAACTTGGCGTTCATACCATCCACTAGGGCGGAGATGGCCGTGCTGGCAGAGATGGCCCCCCGCTCCGACATCTTCATGGCCTCGGGGACAGTCACGCCGATGGCGTCAGCGAGCATCTTCCAGGCGGGAATCCCAGACTCAGCGAGTTGCATCATCTCCTCGGCTGAGACCTTGCCCTTCGCCATCATCTGGCCCAGGGCGCGGGTGACCCGGTCGATCATTTCGCCGTTGCCCCCAAGCCCAGCCACGGCGTCGCCGACTGCGGTCAGGGTGGGGAGCACGTCCTCAGCAGCGAACCCCATAGCGAGGAGGCGTTGGGCTCCTTGAACTAGTCCGGAGAACTCGAAGGGGGTCTTGGCGGCGAAGGCTTGGAGGTCATCCAGGAACTTCTTGGCCTTCTGCCCCGAGCCCAGCATCGTCTCGAAGGCAATCTGGGCCTGCTGCCGCATACTGTTGAAACCGAAGCCCGCCGTCACCGTGGCCGCGCCAGCCGCAATACCGATCCCTGTGATAGCGAGAGCTGCGATCTTCGCTTGGCTGGCAAGTCTGCCCCCGAGTTGAGAGGCCGCATGGCTGCCAAAGCTATCCAGGGAACGTTGGGCACTGGCGAGGCCCGCCCTCATACCAGCGGTGTCAGCGCTGATCTTGACGACCAGCTCAGCTAGCGTTGCCATCTAGGGCCTCTTGCGTTATCATTTCGGTGCCCCGCCGAGGAGGAAGACATGTGGAAGCGAGCCTTTATTGGGGTACCCGTTCTATTCATCCTTTGGGCCTTGTTGCAGGTGACTTTCTCCGGGACGGTTCGCGATCCCGCCGTAGGTGGCCTGATCGTCATTTCCCTACTGGCTCTCTGGCTAGCGTTTCAATCGATTCTCGCCCTGGTTCTTCGCCTACTCAGACGGTAGGTTCCTCTTCCTCCAGCTCCCCCGCCTGCGCCTTCGCCATCCTCATGCCCTCGCGCTCGATACCCGGCGCGTCTAACGGCTGGCCGCGCTGTGCCCTGCCCATCCTCGCTATCGTCATCAGCAGGTGGGGGTGAGCCTCAAGCAACTTGAACCCATCCTTGGGGTCGTTGAGCGCGTCACGCGCCATCACGGCCGCCCGGTAGTCCAGGACGGCGGTTACGAGGGCGAGGTCCTGGTGCATGGCGACATCCGGCGTACACGTGAATGCCTCGCATATCTCAGAGATCACGCCCTCGAACGGCTGTGAGCCGAACCGCTCTACGCCCTCGCCACCGCCCGGCGGGATGTACGTGTAGCCGAGCGCGAAGTCCGCGAGGGCTTCAAAGCGTTTTTTCGTTCACCGGGCGACTCGCCCCGGATGACCAGGGACAGATACAGCAACTCCTCTAGCCGAAGGGTAGCGAATGCCACCGGATTGCCATTCGGCTGAGGGAGCGCCTGTCCCTGATCATCCGTCCAATTCCAGGCCACGAGGCGCCGAGAGAGGATGTCTATCAGTTCCTCGTACGTGTCGGCGGTCAGGACAATGCCGTCCTCGGGCTTCTCCGCCGCGTCCACTTCAGTTCGAAGGTTGACGATCTTGCGCATGAAGCGCAGATCGCCGGCGCTGAACGCCGGCACCACATCCACCCACTCGCCCTCATGGAGCGCATAGTCCACGCCGTCAACCGTGACAATGCAGTCGTCCGACGGTACCCGTTTCGCTAGGGGCTTGCTCATAAACCCTCCGTCTTAGGCCGTGTGCCGGGCCAGCGCGGCGTTGCCCACGAGCGTCGCCTTGAAGTCAACGCGCCCGCCGACCGCCCCGCTGACGGTGTAGCCTGAGCACATCATGCTGGTGGAATCGTAGTGTGGGTCATTCACTCCTGCGGTAAGACCTGTCGGGTCTACGCCCACTGGGCCGCCGGCGACATCCGAGCACAGCCCGAAGAGCACAGCGTCACTCTGGCCCGCCCCGAAATCGGCGGCGCCGCTGAGATCCAGGGAATAGTCATAGTTGCCCATGATGCGTCGAGGGCCGACATCGCTGAGGGCCGTTATGACCGGCAGCTCCGGCGTGACGCTCAGACTGAAGTTGTCAACGTCATCCTCTAGGGGCACCGTGTCTATGGTTAGGTTCGCATTTTTGGCTGGCTGCTTCATATCCGTAGTATCTCCTCTTTCCTTATGGCGTTCCCATCACGGACCCTGCCGTGACAAGTACCGTTGCTGATGTGAATGTGCCCGATGCCACCACGCGCTTCCACGCCTCTGTTACTGCGGTTGTGCTGACTCGCACGACCCCGGCAGCTGCCAGGGCACCAGATGTGAGGCCCGCGACATCGGCGTAGAGGTCGGCGACACCGTTGTCCGTTGACTGCTGAATCTTCAGCGTAATACTGCCGCCAGCCACCGCGATCACACGGAAGACAACGGCATATTCCTCTCCTGACACCGTCGCGCCCTGGTTCTGACCAGTCCCGTTGCCCGCCGCCACCAGGTTGGCAGAGCGTAGCACGAGACCCCGAAAGATACCGCCGGAACCCTGGCTGTCCATGTTGAGCAATTGCGCTCCACCGACGGCGGCTGAGCGAGGCTGACCGCTATTCTTGACGATGCTCTCGTAGGCAATGGTGCCCTCAGTCGGGGGCGTATTGCCGCCGAACATCTTGCCAAGGTAATGGTCGCCAGAGTCATTCATCGCCATCCAGAGCTGCTCGTCGTAGGCATCATCCGCTGTATCCATGAAGCCCAGGTCACTGTGGGCCACGTCATAATTCCCCATGAGCCGACGGGGGCCAGCCCCATCCAGGCAGTCGATCTTCGGCAACTCCGGCGTCAGATCTTGGCTCGTCGAATTCAGGTAGCCGCTGAAGACAAACTCATCGAAATAGACGGCGGCTGACTTAGCGGGTTGTTTCACCACTCTTGACCTCCTTCCCCTCCTTGGGCTGGGGACTCGGGTTTGGCCTCCGTGGCTTGATAACGCCGATCCTCAGCATCCGTTCCACATTCACCGCACAGTCCTTGCCGATCTCGATGAGCGTGGGCTTGGTGATGTCCCTGTATTTCCCCTTCCGGTCCACAGGCCGGGTTGATACGAGGTCCGGCTTGCCCGGCCGGTGAATCCGCAGCGATTTGGAAACCTGAATGTAGGTCGCCATAGGCCCCTCCTCACTCCCGATGCCAGATGATGAAGTCCATGCTGATGCGCTGAAGGCCCGCCTCCGGCTCCGGGAGGTCACGCTCACCGGCGCTGAAGCTGTCTAAGATGACGGGCGTCGTCGTGCCGTCGGACCACCGCTCCAGGGCTAACCGGACTTGATCTGCTATCGCCTTGACTGCGGCGTAGGTCTCAGCCCAGCAATCAACCTGAAAGCGCGGGTGAGCCATGCCATGGTCCCCGGTCATCCCCTGCTCCCGCGTGCCATCGACCAGGTGATAGGTGACGGCGGGAAGCTGATCCCCCTGGGGTAGACTGGGCGCGTAAACCTTGGTTCCTACCAGGTCTGTGAGGCCAGGAAAGCCCGCCAACCTTGCGCCGAGAACTGTGTCTAGACTCACCGCGCCGCCTTCAGAATCAGGTCTTTCAGCGCCTCGCCGATCTCTATTCGGACGGCGTCCTGCTGTTCGTCGAATGCCGGCCGAAGATAGGGGTGGGCTGGAATCGTGCTCGTGCCGAACTCCTGGGGCGCCGCATATACCACATTAGTCCCCACCATCACGTGGGCCTCTGTCGCCGACCCTGCATTGCCGCCCACATCTGAGCCGTCCGACCGGCCCAGCTCTGATCTGTTGCTGTGCCCGCCGATGTGAATGGACCGGCGTAGGTTGCCCGTCTTGAGGGGTGACTTCCGCTTTGCCTCGTTCTGGACTAGGAGGGCGCCGGATACCACGGCCGCCTCTAGCAGCCGACCGCCCGTGTCATCACCCAGTCGCCTGAGCTTTTGGACGAGCTTCTTGTCACCG